TATTTAACCGGTAACCAAAAATCAGGGGACACCCTCAAATAAAACCCCCCAGATTGTAAACCAAGAACCAAAAATCAAGGAATTATTACTAACGATAAGAAATGTTATCGTTAGTAATTATTTCCGATAATTAATCGTTATCGACCATGTTGCTGTTTTGTTCTCATTTGTGATAATTTTGCAACAGCTCACATATAATAATTGCTTTTTATGTGTGCAAGTTTCACCAGATAACCAACAAAACCAATACTTTTAAATACTTTCTTAATCATTTATAATCTTATTTACTCCAAGAAATAGACAATGGTTGTTCTTTATCACCTCTTAAAGTTATAGTTTCAGCTTGTTTACCATATCTTTTTGCACTTAATTTACTTGCAGACCATTGATTATGAGCTGTTATTATCTTGTAAAGATTAACTAAGTTTTGAGCAGACTTAGGATCTACAAAACCATTTTCTATTTTAGCCTCTAATTCTTTTCTTTTGTCTTCCAATTCAGACAGTTTTAAATCAATAGCCAATTCTTTTGATTTAATATAACGACTCATTAAATCATCATTGTTAATAAGTTCTTTTCTAAAAGATTGCCAAGTGTAATTGGTTATTATTTGGAAAGTTTCTCTTATAGTTTTTCCATCACTAATAAGTTCTAATATTTGATCGGCTAGTTTTTCAGTAAGTTTTCTTTTTCTTGGCATAGTTTATAATAATTCTAAGTTATTAAGCGACCTGGCAAGAGCTTAGAAAGAAAGGAAAGGAAAGAGTCCTACCAGGTCTAGTTAATTAACTTTATAGGTAAAACAACTAAAAGAGGGAGTTTGTACCTGTTGCAATTATATCACTATATGTTGTATGATTACAAGTCAAAAGGTTTCCTAATTGTGTTAAATGTTCGCTTATCAAGTGTTATAGGATTTTTTTTTAATTTTCCTTCAAATATCAATTTATCAATTATTCTTTGGCAAGTATAAGATCCAAACTTAGCATTATCAATTATCCAAAACATTTGCGACCAGCTCAACATCCCTGATTGAAAATCAGACTCTAGGTTCTTTATAATTTGTATTTTGTCCCCCATGCTGTAATCATTTGAATAAGATAACTGTAATGGCTCACCATTATAATAATATTTATCTTCCATTATTTAACCTTTTTAAAACCTTTAAACCCCTTATTATTATTGTTATTATTATTATTGTTATTACTCTTATAATACTGATTAAATTTTAAGTAGTCTGGTTGATTAATTTTTAAGTAGTCTGATTGCTTAATTTTTGGGTAATCATTAGGCAGTTTTAAACTATATTTGTTAGCACTTGATAACCTGTGAATAACTAAGTAACCATATTTAATTAACTGATTTTTAGCATTTTGCAAAGTATTCATAGAACAACCTAACTTAGACTTCAAATTAGAGTTCCTGAGATTTCTATAATTACTGGATAAGCTCTTAATATAACAAAATAATACTTTTGCCTCATTTGATAGCCTATCGTCATAAATGACTTGGTTAGGTATCATGGCAAAGCCTTTTTTTACTTTTTCCATATTCTTTCAATCCTTCCTTGCATGACTTTATATACTTAATTTTTAAGTAATCAAACAAGAACAAAACATGAACTAAAAATAATTTGCAATCTTGAAGTTTATCTATTGCATAATAGTACAAAAGTTGTATAAGTTTAGTATGTTCAACAAATCAAATAGAAAGGAAACTATGAACACTTACTTAATAACTAATAACAAAAATTTAGATAATTATACAAAACAATTTCCTAATGAGTCTGAGGCTAAGCATTGGGTTATTAATCATTTAGATTTATCTAATGAATGGAATATCAAAAAAGTAGGCAAACTACACCACACAGAATATAAAAAGAATTATAAAAATTATATTCTATCAACTATCGAAGAAGACTCAGAAGGTAAACCAATCACAACTGAGCAAGAAAAAATAAATTATATTTTTGACAGGTTCAATTCTGAGTATGGTTGGAATATTAAAAGAGTTGGAAAATATAAAGCAATGTCAGAATGGTTATCTGGTCTTGCATTAGATATTGAATATTACAACGATGCAATCGTTGACCTAGCTGTCAAAATGGGTTCAATAGATCCTAACCCTAGCGACAAGTTAAAAGATAAAGTTGCAGTTAATTACTGGGATTTTATGGCTAATGTAATTTTAGGATTTGAACCAAAAAAAGAAGCTGCCTAGATCGAAACACCCTCATTCTTGGGGGTGTCTTAGGCTAAATGCCTAACTGATGAGATCAGAAACTAAAAGAAAGGAAGTTATGGACACTAAAATAAAAAAAAGAATGTTAAGCAATTTGAAATGTTTATTTTCTGAAATGGATAATGTTGAGCATGACAAAGGTTTTCAAGAATATCATGCTAATAAATTTTATGATGAATTTATCAAAAAATTTTGTGATGTTTCAAATCATATTGAAAACCTTATTGAAGAACTTGAAGAAGAACTACAGGAAGAAAATAAACCTATTATATCTAAAGATATTGAAGTAAATTTAGATAGATTGGAAAAGTTAGGCATAATTAAACAAGGGGGACAAAGTGAAAAATAAAGACTTTGAATCAATTACCAAAGATTTAGAAAAGAGAAATCCAGGTAAAAACTTCTATGATTTCCAAGATTTCGGAGAGTGTCAGACAAAAATTGACAATGACATTATTCCAAAAGTTGAGATTGTAGAGCTGCCAAGAAGATACTTTAAAAGATTAATTAAATTTATAAAGGCTAAGTAATGCTTTTTATATTAACTGCCTTTGTAATAGCCTTATATTGCGTTTATGGGGGTATTTTTTTGGTTAATAAGATAATAAATAAACTTAGAGAAAGGAAACAATGAAAAAATATTATAAATGTGTATTTGAATTAAAAAATAAAATTCCAGATAATAGGTGGCTTGGAGGTGGAGTCTTCCATAATGGAACATTTAGAGGTTATTTTGAATCTAAAAAAGATTGTTTAGAATATGCTAAAAAAATTGAAAGTTGTAAAAAAGTTATTTCAATATTTAGTAATGATGATGTGTCGGATTTAGCAAAGGACTTAAAAGAAAAACTAAAAAGCAAAGGTTATAAAGTTGGTCGTTGTTATGTTAGAAGGTATAAGTCTGATGATAATAGAAAAAGTAAAGCAGGGGTTGATATGATTTCAATTGAAGTTGATAACTGCAAAAAAGCATATAAAGAAAAATTTATTAATGAACATAATATTAGGGATCTAAATTTTGCAAAAAAAGATGTTCCTTATGCTCAAATATTTTTTGATTAAGAAAGGAAAAAATGACAAGAAATAATTTTGGTTATCCATATATATTTGATTCTTCCAAAGGAATTGACGACAGAAGGATTAATAATATAAAAAAAATGATAAAAACTTGTCCACAATCATTTAAAAATATGTGGCAAAAAAAGTTAAAACAATTAAAAGATAATATTAATGCTAGGAAAGAAAACAGAAAAACCCTTAACTAAATTAGAACTAGAGAAATTAGAAATACTAACATTTTCTAATTGTATTTATGGATCTATGTATTCTAATGGTGTTACTTGGAATAAAATTAAAAGATTAAAAGGAAAGGAAAAATCAAGATGCTTAGAAATCCTAAAAAGTTAAAAAAATATCAATACTTGTATTTAAAAGAAAAATTAATTTCTAAAGATTATTATAATGAAATTAATTATTCCGAATCTTTAAATAAAAGAATTGGTTTTTATTCTAAATGGTTACAAAAAATTAACATCAGGTACAATTATGCTTAATCAATCAAAAGGATTATTAAAAAGAAAAAATAAAATGAGAAGAAAACTCATTAAAGCAGGATATGATTCTCATTATATAAACGACTGCAGTTACGATAAATTAGAGTCTTTTTATAATTGGGAGTTTATGTAATGCTTGAAGCTATTATCATCATAGAAGTTATTATGTGGACAACCTATTTAATAATGAATTGATTATGCTTAAAGTTTTAGATTTATTTAGTGGCATTGGTGGTTTTAGTTTAGGTTTAGAATCTACAGGACACTTTAAAACAATAGCTTTTGTAGAAAAAGATAAATTTTGTCA